TCCAATACTCCACCCAGTACCTAAATTCCAATCTGTAGAGCCATTAGAAAAGTCGCCATTCTGCACCAAATTACTCGATAGTATCTGTACGTTTTCAACAAGACCTTGAGCATTTACGCGCGTGGCTGCTGAATTTCTGCTGAATTGAAAATCTCCGCTCCCGTCGTCTGGTTTTATACATAGTGCCTCGCCGTTATTGAAGGCGGTTGGGGTTAGCACTAAACTACTTCTATCAAGTAAATTTGCCATATTATTGTATTTTTTCTATTTTATCTAAAATTGCTATGGTACAGGTTTGATTTTCGTAATATGTTGCTCTCGCTTGTAAAGTTGCGAGTAAATTCGGTATACCACTACCGAATAACATCATCATAACTCTGCGCCTACTCATTATAGTACGCTATCAAAGTAAGAATCCAAAGCCGTTTTTAAAGCTGCGAAACTTGCGTATGATGTGCCTGCCTCGTCTTGTAAATCCGAGTAAATTGTTTTATCTAAAACACTAACGTTATTAGTTGTTTTAATGATAATAAAATCCCCTTGCTTTTGTCTTTGGATTTCACAATACGCAGGGTAGCGGTATTCGATTCCGTTGTCTAAAACTAGCTCTTTTGTAATTGTATCGACGTAAATTTTCATTTTTTATATATTTATTATGTTGTTACTGATATAGTCCACCCTTTAGCCTCTAGGCTTGCCTTTGCTGCTAGTCCTACAGAGCTAGGAGCTTGCCCTCCTGTTTGGTCGAAAGTTCCGTTAATCTGTCCTGCGACATCTAGGCTTTCGAGAATGTTATCTATTGATTGCGTATTTAATCCTGTATTTCTAAAAGCCTGCGTAAAATTCGACGCTGTGCAATTATCAAAAGCGTTAGACGGGAAAGTCTTTAGTAATACGCAACCTTGCCACGTTGAAATAAAAGACGTACCGCTACTAAAATCTAACAAAGGAAACTCCGTTAAAACTGCGCAGTCTTGCCATGTACTATCGAAATCCTCGCCTTTGCCCGTATCTATTAAAGGGAAACTTGTTAAAGCCTCGCACTCGTCAAAGGCTTGCTCGAAATTTGTTACATTTGCAAAGTTGCCTCCGTCTGTTGCTGTTATCGTTAAATTTGTGCAACCGCTAAAAGCGTCCTCTTGACTCGTAGAGCCTAGTCCGTATATCCCGAAATTAGATAACTCTATTATTTTAAGTATATCCGCATTACCTGTAAAATCAAACGCAGGGAATACACCCGAAATACTTACTTTGTGAATACCAGAGCCAGACGGGAACGTGATTAAATGTTCGCCCGTTAATCCTGTAGCGCTATATCCCTCGTCTGTTGTTACATCATATAAGAAAGTTCCTGCGCCCGTCGTGATATTAAAAAAGTCTGATGTCGCTATAATGTCGGTATTAACAAAAAACTCTAAGAAATTGATGCTTTCGTTATTAAATATGGTAAAATCTGTGTTAAAGTTACTTAAAAAATATGCTTGGTTATTCTCTCTAGCTTTTAGCGTTATTGTAGAGCCGTTCATGGCGCTTTTTTCGCCTCCCGTTCCTGCGCTTATTGTAACCTCTCCGCCGTTCCATAGTCCTATAATTCTATAGTTTCCGTTACGGTCTAATATGATAGCGCAATAGTCTTGCCTCATTAATTTGTATACGTTTAAATCTACAAAACTACGAGGTATTGTAAAGCTCAAGTCTTGAGACCACTCTACGCCGCCGCTTGTAATGCTTGCATTTTCTGAGTAGCTAATATTTACAGCCTCGTATTCATATATCGTAGTTTGTGGAAACTGAGTAATATCTTGAGCGTCTGGATTTCGTCCTTTAGAAAAACCTCCAAACAAGACATCGCTAACCCCATACTTTACGTAAGGGAATAGGTACAGCTTGTCGATGCCACCTTGAAAGTCTTTGCAGGATTCAGTATATCCGCGTTGTATGCTACAAATTGCCATATATTAATAAGAGATTATATCGTCTGGACTCTGTGGGTACGGGTTTTGTATTCTATTAGACGGATTACCAAAAAACCAACCGCTCCGATTAGAAACGTGTTTAGATGCGTCTACGCCGTCCTGCGTTGTCTTATATTCGTCTAAATGATTTAATACTATCCACTCGTCAAACCTATCTATAAACGTGTCTGCCATGCCTGCGTAAGTATTTGACAATCTAGTCAACTCCTCCGCACTCATTAACTGAGCGTTATCTGAGGTATGCGAAACAGAGCCTCCATTAGCTACCATATAGTTACTAATTAGCACGAAATTTGCCACCGTTTGGTATTTGGTTATCGGTTGCACATATTTAGTGTATAATTCAAGGTATAATCCTGTTAAATTACCTGCGTCTGCGCCTGCTAGTATTACGTCGTAAAGTTCCTGCCCTAACAATGGTAAAATTGTAGTGTTTTGTACGTCTGAAATTACAAATATAAACTTGTCGTCGTCCACGTTACCGCCTACTACGGTAGATTGTTTTATCTCTGTCGGGGATATAAATAGAAATTCTGCCATATCTTATGCGTTATGAGGTTTAATAGATACTATATTCTCATTTGTAGGTACTTTGTATCCCTTTCTACGTGCCTCTGAGGTACTAATAGTTTTAGCTAGAGGCGAGTTAACGTCTAAGCTACTACCTTTTTTTAGGTATATCTCTCTTTGCCATTTGTGGCGACAAGTTCCCTGCGGAAATTTACTAGACATTTTACCTCCGCCTTTATATAACCAAATACTATAATTATTTGTGCCGCCTAGTCCAAAGCCGTCGTTTATTCCTGCCTTATTCATTTGCAAAATATCCTCTTTGCGATATAGCTTATTAGCTTGCATCATTTTTCTGCAAAATTCTCTTTGCGGATTTGGGTTTCCTACATATCTGTAGCGTATAGCTATCTCTTTGCTATCTTGCGCACTCTTTGAGTTAGGTCTAGCCGTTCCTGTAGACGTTGCAAACTCTACTAAATCGTACAAATCGCCGTCGGTATCGTAATCAACTTCCGCACTACTTAGCATCGTCCACTCTGAGGCGTCTAGGGTTTCGCCTAACTCTATTAAACTATCTGCTAACTCTGTAGGCGCTCCGTCGCTCATGCAAACGTGAGAGCTTAACTCTGCGGTCTCCTCTTTAACTTCTATTTTCTCCTCTGTTAAAGGCGCAAAGTATAAATCTAGGTTAATACCGTAATGCACTAAAACCTCCTCCAAAGCCTCGATAACAAAATCTTGCTTTGGCTTTATTACTCGCTTAATAGTTTGGCGCTCGCTCATATCCATCTCGTCGGCTACAGAGCTAAAACCACTCGCAGACGATAAACCTACAAGACTTGGACTAATTACTCTGTGCGCAGTCATTAACTGCGTTTTAGCTTGCTCTGTTAACGTATCCCATTGTTTATGGACGCTACTATTAACAGGAAACGGCGTTACGTCTATAGCTACCTCTTGGTCATTAAAGCTGATAATGAAATTCGAGCTGTTCGAGCTAGACGTAAGTTTCTTTTTTACCTGTCTTTCAAACTCCTCTTTTTCCTCTGGAGTGTAATTAGTTCCGTTTGGTATATTGATAATATAGCCTGCGCTTAGTCCGTTTTTAATAGACGAGATGTACATATTCGACAGCTCCTCCTCGATTTCGGCAAATACTAGCGCAGAGCTATAGTCTGGACTGCCAAAATATTGATTTCCTACGGTGTAAGGTCTAGCGACAAACATCGAGTTACCTTTTTGCGCTCCAAACGCAGGAAATGAGATAGGCGTGTAATCTATATCGGTATATTTCTGCCAATTTCTAGAAAACCAATACTTCTCTATTTCGTTTTTTTCGTTTGCAATCGCAGGAATTAACATCTCTTTAGGTACGTGAGTCAAAGAATGTAACTCGCCGCCCTTGCTTTCGATTATCTCAAAAGAAAACTCGCCGAAAACTTGAAAGTCTCGCACCATTTTACGCAATTCTCTAGGTCTTAATATCGTTTGTAGCCTCCCCCAACTTTCTGCGCCTAGCGATCCGCTCGATGTACGTAGTCCTTTACCATATATTAGGGTAGTATAGGACTCGTTTATACTCGCATTTGTAGGCGAGCCGTTATTTCTGTCGATTATATAATCATAATACTGATTCAATCGCCCGTTCATAACCCAATCCCTAGACTTATCCTCCATTAAAGGCGGTCTTACGTAGTTCGTGAGTGTTATTAGTTTTATATCGCTCATATTATTACCATCTGTATAGGTTATCCGTTAGCTTATATGTTTGTGAGTTTTGAGTAGTTGCTAAAACCAGACCTCTGTATACTATCTCGTTAGTTACGGAGTCGGTTAATTTTAACTGGTAGCTACTTTCATTTGTAAACGTATAGTCAAACGTTAGAGCGAGCTTATAATCGCCGCCCGTTATATAGTTAGGGTTTAAGTCTGTAGACGTTCCTAGAGTGCTATCCGTAACCGTAAGCGTTAATACATTAGACGTTAAAAATCTAGGTACTATCTTTATAGTGTGAGTCGTCAATCTAGGGTTTACTATCATAAAACAAACTTGTATATAATTAAAACAAAAAATAGGCTGTTTTGTTATTATTTAGGCAAAAAAAAAGCCTCACAAATTAATGCAAGGCTTTTAATGTAATATAAAGTATTAAGATACTACCGCTAAAAACGAGGTTTGTGTTGCCGAATCTAAGAAAGGCGCAAGGTCTTTAGTTGTTGCGATTCCTGTCAAAGTATACATATTGCCGTCTGTTTTAGCTCCGCCAGTCGATGCTACGACCGTAAAGTCGATCCCGTCGTCAAGACCTAAAGCTATATAGTTTCCGTTTCTGTCTACTACTACCGCGCTAGGATACCCTGCCACTAATAGATTAAACTCTGCATTTGTTGCAGCGTCCATAGCTTTTAAAACGGTTGTTAGCGTTTGAGTATTTACTCTACTGCTAGTATTTCTGTCTCCTACCATAGACTGCTCTAGTGTATTGCCGTCTCCCTCTAAAGGATAAGCAAACGCCGCAGTTAGGGAGGCATTCATTGCCGTAGCCTCTCCGTTTGAAACGGTAAAAGCATCTGGCAGGCTGTCAAAGAGGTATAGTGTAGACTGACCGCCGAGACCGTCTTTACACACTTTAGCTCTTCCGCTTGTTAATAAACACGCCATAAGTTATAAATTGTTTTTAGTCGCTTTACGCAACCGATTATTAATGTTTTAAAAAAGGGGGTTTTTACACCCCCCTAGTATTTAGGCTGTTGTTGTAAGTAACCAAACAATCTCTGCTCCATAAGAATATCCTACAGCGCCACCGAATACAGATTTATATAAAACGTTTCCGCTCAAATCTACTTCGTCAAGGTCTTTAACTCTAATAGAGGTAGCGTCTGAGGCTAATCCTGTACCCATTGTAATGTTAGACTTCTCAAATAAAACGATTGTATTATCTGGTAATCCGTTTACTACTTGCACGTTGTAACGTCCGTAAACTAATCCTGTGTTAGCGTCGCCTCCTAATCCGTTAGCTGCTCCGTTTTGGATAAGTAACTTTGTGTAAGCATCTGCAACGTCTGGAGATACGATAAAGTTTACTGCTTTACGTCTTAGCGCGTAAGGTAGTGCGCCTGTTGCTGCGTCGAATGCTGCTAGTACGTTAGTCGTAGAGATAGCCGCTCCGATTGCTGTGATTCCGTTGTTTGCTTTTATAACGTCTCCGTCTGCTGCAAACTGCGTGATTAATCCGCTCATTTGTCCTGCTGCTCCCGATCCGTTCCAGATTTGGTTTTCAAACCACTCTGCTAGTTTTCCTGCTGTATCTGCTACGATAGCGTCTGCAATCTCTTGAGGCGTTTGGTCGTTGAAAGCCGACGCACCCATAGACTCGCCGCTCCATGTTGGGCGGAAATCCTCTTTACAGATTGTAAATTCGTTTTTAAACTTTGAAAGTGTTAAAACTTTCTCCGAGTAAGCTACAGCGTCTGTTGCTGCGGTAGTACCACAAGCGTAGTCTACTACTCCTAGAGTGACGTCTAAGTTTCTTAAGTTTAGTTTGTACCCTACGTCTGGTACAACGTTAATTAGTCCAAGTCTAAGAGTATCCTCTTCCTTGATAGCTTGCAACATAATGTCTACTGCTGCCTGCCCTGCGTAATTTGATGTAATT